TACTAAAAGTTTGAGTTTGAATAGTATTACTGGGCCATCCAAAGTTCTCTTTATTAAACCTTTCTATAACATTTAACACATTGGAATCAGCAAATTTAAATATTAAATCAACCCCAACCACATTCTCATCTCCTGTATTAAAACTAATTTCAACCGCATTGTAAATGTTTTTCATACCGCTATTTAAATTAGTAGCGATATCTAACTTGAAAACACCAGGTGCAAATGCTATGTCTGTAAATTGTGATAATGCACTGTATTCATCATCTTTATATTTATACCTATAAGCAAATGATATCATACGGGTCTCCATGTAATTTGCTTCTGTAGATTGGGATATAAGATTAAATGTTGGTGCTGCTAGTGGTGGTTGTACAATAACATTTAAATCTTTATCTGTTACCACATCTGCTCCACTTGATGGACCAGGGTAAGTTCTTGTTACATTAATTTTTCTTGGTGGATTTATGTCATCAGTAAAAAATAATAAATCACCTATTTTATTTACACTATTTATTAAATACTCAGAATTAAAATTTAAAACACTTAGAGAAACAACATGATATTTAATTAATTCAGTGGTAGTATTATAAGACACAATCATGTCTACTGTAGTAGAAGTTATAAACCAGTATATAGTTTCATTAGCACCATCATCATAGGCCCCAATACATTTAGCTCCTATTAAATCAGTATTGTTATATTGTAAAGTCGTTAGCCTTGTGTTTCCTTTAGAGTTTTCAACTGCACCTATCTCCGTGGTTTCTGTTGATCCTAATCTAACATTTATAGCATTGACATATTCGCCTGGTGGGAGTAGCCTCTCATCCACGCTTTTATTCATTCTACCGCGTACAAAATTTGTCGTTACTATAGGCATTTTTACTTAATCCATTTAGCCTGACCTCTTAAATTCATCAATAATCGACCAGGGTGTATATTACTTAATCTAATTTTTGCGTTTCTTAATAAAGAAGACTTATCTTTTCTAGCTCTGTTTACAATATATTCTTGTACTCCTAATTTACCATTTAATATAGAGTATTTAATATAAGCATAAATAAATTCTTCAAACAACTTATTTACACTAATGTCCGCATCAGTTCCTTTTTCCATTCCATCAGAAACATATTCTAATACAATAGACTGCCCTGATGCAATAGAGCTAAAATTAATTACTCCTCTTTGCTTATCAATAGAAAAAGTAGGATTAGTATTAGCAGTTTCAGTATTCAATCCAAAATGTCCACCTATAGCAAAATCAAAATACCATAAACCATCTACACAATAACCCTCACATCCATCATATGGACTTTCGTTGTTAAGGTAAATAGTTTTCTTTGATAAGTCTAATGGTGAATCTTGTGGTTTTAGAACATTCCCATTTTGATCAAATAGTATGTTGTTTTGGTTGTCTTGCAAATAAGTAGTTGCCCACTGAGTTTGAATATTTTCTGTTAATGGGAACAATACGCCATTTTGAAACATAGAAACTCTTACCCAATTTACATAATCATGAGGTAATACAAATAATAAGGATTCATCTAATGATAGTTGTAATATTTTAATTTCTTTCATAGCATCGTAATTCAATTCTTGAATACCTCGTTTTGCATGAAATAATACTTTATATCGTGTTACATTATTAACTAACTCATTGTTTCCTTGATACATCAACATAAAATTATTAACAATGTCATTTAAAGAAACATATTGATATGATCCCCAATTTTTACTTTTGGGTGATGCTCCTGCATTTGCATAATATTGATAATCTGTTAAATATGCCATAATCTATATTTGTATTTGATTGTCTTCAACTATTTCTTGTTTACCAAATTGGTACACATCTTCTTCTCTAATTTCTATTCCTACATACTGACAAATTTTAGCTACTAAACCTGGTTCATCAGAAAGTGGTAATTCAAAGTCTTGATAATCAGATTGATTTGAATCAAACTCAGGGCTACCTGAAGTGCCTCCCACTGTTTGATATGTCCATTTTGGTGGTAATGGATACCTTACATAATCAGTTATAACTGATCCTGCAGTAGTTATGGTATCAGGGTATACTGTTATAGTATTACCTAATTGTCCTTGAGCAGTATCGCTTGATCCTACAATACCACTTGTGGCTCCCCCTAACACATATGCTGGGAAACCGGTTGTTGGTGTAGTTAAGGGAGAATTAGTTAAATAAAATATTTTATTTTGGTTTACTCTTTCTACCTCTACTATACTTGTGGTGTTATAAATAGAGTAAGTCTCATTTCCACCTCCACCTATTGGAAATATGTTAGTGCTTAAAGTTAATTGAGTATTACTATCTATACTTACAACAAAAGCACTAAACCCCGCATAATCACTTGTTGCAGTAGTGTTAGTTACTATTTGTCCTACTTTAATTACACCACTAGTAGAAAACTGAGCAGCTGAGTCGGTCAATTCATTAGCTACACCAGCAGCAGTTGTTGATCCACTGTCTACAAAGTTAGGATAGTAATTAACTTTATTAATAAAGTAATAATCTGCTGGAAGATTAAACATATTGTTAGCTTGTTTAATCAAACCTTTAGTAGCAGAAAAACTATCAATAACTTCTACTAAACTTTTTACTATATCTGCATAACCAGTACCAGACACTCGTTGGTTTTGCTTAGTTATCCAACTATTATATTGATAAAAATAATCTTCAAACAAGTCCATTTGAGCTTGTTGCGCATACAAATTAAAATCTTGTGGAGATATGTATCCGTAGTTATTTTTGTTTGCTATTGCTTGTACAGTATTTCTAACTGAGTTAATCATGCTAGTTCTTTTTACAAATATAAGCAAAAAAAAAAGAGGCCTAATTGTTTAAGCCCCTTCTTAATTTACTGTTAAGTAATCTTATGCTGACCACTCTACTTCAATTTGAGCTACGCCTGTAATAGCATATTTAGGCTCAAGTAAATAAGTTGGGTTTGTCCAGCTTGTTGTAAGGGCATTTTCAATAGCCTCCACAATACTATTCAGTTGCTCTTTAGTTTTAGCTGCATCTGCTGCTGTAGTAGCAGTGATTTCGTAGCCTAAAACTTCAGAAACACCTGTAGCAGTATGTCCTACCGCATTAGTCAGGATGTTGACTTTTGTGTTTGCACCTACCTCAACTCCTAAAATATTGTTAATAGGAATTAAGTAATAAGCATCACTTAAACTGATTTTAAGATATTTTACCATAGTTAAAAAATTTATGGGGTTAAACAATTACACAAAGATAATCATTTAATTAACTCTTTTTTAAGCGATTTTTTAAAATCTTGTAAACATCTACTCCATCATCAGATTTAAAATAAGATGCTACTATCCAATCTGGATCTTCTCCAAAAGGAACAGATAATAATCGTTTTTTGTTATTAGGAAGATTATAATAAATTTCTTTATCATTATTTCTTTTTTGTAAAAACCCTGCTTTAAAAAATTGATATACATCATCTTGTAGTTGCAACATAGGATCATTAATTGTATTAATAAAATCTTCTGGATTATTCTTTGAGTATATTAACAAATCTCTTTTTAATTCAGGAATAGTCATGTTATCAACTACATTACCTAATAACACTCTACAAACTTGAATCATTTTTTGAGTATTGGAAGCAAGTTCTTTAGCCATTACTTGAGCTTCTAATACATTTTCTACTTCATGTAATTCATCAATTGCATCTTGTTCTTTATTTACTTCTGAAAATACACTTCCATTTGCAGGATGATAGTGTAAAAACTCTTGTAAAACTTGATTTTCTTTTTGAACAAAAAGCATTCCGTCTTCAAAAACTATAGGTTCTAATATTGCATTACCATCTTGCTCATCTTCAAATGGGCTTTTTTGATTTCGTGCATATCGCATTGGTCTGTTAATTCCTTTTTCTTCATCAAAATATAATAAAGGCGATCGTGAAGAATGCCTAGATGATAACATATAAGAAAGGGGAGATTTTCTGCCAGTTAGTTTATAAACTTTACTGACGTAAGGTGATTTTTTTTTCATTGTATTTAATTTAATTTAATTTAATTTAAGTAAAAAATAAACTCTACCCCCACCCAAGTGAGGGTAAAATTTATAATAATATAATTAGTCTTGGAATAAGAAGAAGTTGTTTGCACCTAAAGTACAACAAGCTCTCTCACTCAAGAAATTCACTTCCATCTTGTCGATATTAGATGTTCTTGCACCACCAGCCGAGCCAGTTATCCAAGTTTTGTATCTTCTATCTTCAGTTTCAGAAGCTCTATATCTAACATGTAAGAATGGTCTTTTAGCATTCTTTCCTAATATTTGATCGTATACTGTAGTTGAACCAGCTGGAACTAATAGTCCATTAACTGCTCCACCAACAAGACCGCCTCTCATAGTAGGATCGTTTAGATATTTCCAGTCAGACTTATAAAAGTCATAACCTCTTCTGAATCCTGTAAAGCCAAGATTTAAAGCCATATCTTTATCGTTATCAAATAAACCATATGATGTGCCGCCTGCTCCATAAGAGTTTTGTGCCGCTAACATATCATCAATATCAAACGAGAAGTTTCTATTTACGAAAATTACATTTTCTTCAATAGATCCTTGTTTATCAAGTCTTTGAATAACGCTATCAAACTGAGCTAAAGTAGTTGGATTACCTCCACCAAATACATTACCTCTATTTTCTACAACGTGAAAAATTCCTTCAGAACCTGATTTTCCTGCAACTGATGCTCCTGCTGCTGTCCCTTGTAAGTAATCACCCGCACCTGAAGCTGCATTAACAGCATCACCCGCTGGAACTGCTTCAATCATTGCAGTTTCTAGGTAATCTTCAAATCTTAACCTTGTTTCATGCTCAGATTTTAAATACCATAAATAACCATTTGCTCCATTTTCAGTTGTAACTTCAATCCATCCAATCTGAGCCATATCAGAACCTGATACTTCATAGCTATCTTTGATAATAATAGGTTTATTTTCAAAAATGAAATCATCTGCTTCGTTAGAACCCACCATTCCAGCTGTTCCTTTAGCAAATTCAGAACCATAAATAAATAAGTCTACTGATCCACTAGTAAATGTAGGAAAACCTGCACCATCATAACATGCTATAGTAACAGTTCTATTGTTGACTGCTCCATCTGTTGGAGCTGCTGAAATAATTCCTTTAGCAGAAATTGTAGATCCCGCTACTGAACTTGAAAGCATAACTGTTTGACCTGCTCTTAAAGCTGCTAAATTAGGAGATGCTAATGCTGGATCAAAATCCCCTACTGGAATAACGAACGCATGTGTTGCATTTCCTGTAGTAGCTCCTGCAAATGTCAAAGCTCTATACTTATTGTGTAACCTTCCTTGTTCTGCCCATTTAATAAGGTCAGAGTTTGAAGGCATCTCAGCGCCTACCATTCTTAAGAATGAAGCTACTGTTCTATTCCCGTATCTTTCGAATTCTTTTTCGTAAGTGTCAGGAAGATATTGCTGTAACCAAGTAAAGTCTGCCGAAGACAGATAATTAGTTGATACAGGCACTTGTTGTGAACTAGGTTGTAAATCGAACCCAGGTACCGCTTGTACTGCCATAATAATTTAAATTTTAATTTGTTAAACTTTTTTAATACTTCTAATTTTAAGTCCTCTTCCACTATCTGTATTTCCTACAGCCCTTATCTTCATCCCGTCTTTTGTTACGGTTTGTTGTGCGGCATTTCTGATATCCATGTTTATGTTTTTAGATTTTCTAGAAACATTATCCACAGTAGCAGATACACCTTGGTCATAAAAAAATTGAGCAAATTTCTCAGGGTTCATAGCAACAGCTAATGAACGATGATATCCCTTTGGATCAGCAATTAGCCCTGACTGTTTGTCCATAAATTTATTAACAAAATTGTTAAAATCGGACTGTACATTTTTAAGCTCTTCACCTGTCCCAGGTTTAAAAGTTATATTATTATCTCCTACAGTAAATTCAAAACCTTTAAACTCACTGTTAAAAACCTCATCGGTTTTATTTAGGAAGTAATTATACTTCTTTTTGTTTTGCTCCTCAATAGATTTAGATTCCTTAAGATAACTTTCATAAGCATTTAAATTTTCTTGTTGATCGTTAGATAATTGATCCCCGCTTGACTCAAGAGGTACTTTGTATTTATCCTTCTGCTCATTTAAAAACTTTTTCGCTTTCGCAAGTTCTCGTTTTTTCGCTAGTTTTTTCTTCTTAATATCTCTTGGTTCATCCAGCTCTTCATCGTAGCTAAATTTATCCTCCATGATATCTTGAATATCTATAGCATCTAACCCTTCTTCGGTTACACTATAATAACTAGCAAGTACAGAGTCATCTTCCATAGAATCATAATCTTTCTGTAAATTATAGAAATCTGTGATTCCACGTCCGGTGTCTTTTTTGTACTTTAAATACGCAGACACATCTTCAGGTAATTCTTCATTTGCCTCTTTTTCCGCAAACAATTCATCAACTGAATTTATATCCTTGTTGTATCTATCTCTAATAAAAGAAAGAACGTCTTCATCATTTAACTCTGATGAGGGAGTTTCATCAATTTTCTCTGATGAGGGAGTTTCTTTTTCAACTTTTTCTTCTACCTTTTCTTCTTCTTTTTCCTCTACTGTAGAAACTTTAGTTGTTTCTGTTTGCTCATTTTGTGGTTTAGATTCGCTGTCTTCAAACTTCTCTTCGTGTTTTTTTAACAACTCCTCTTCTATTTCTGCTTTGGACTTTTCTTCTTTATGCCCTAAGTCTCTTACTTTTATTTCCATAATATTAAATTAGATTAAATTTTAAACAAAGTTAAACAAAAAATAAATACAAAATTTAGCCTATCTTGGCTCAAACTCTGCTAAATCAAAACCATCTAAACTATCCTCATTAGATTCAAAGTTTATTGCTGGTAAATCTCTTTTCTTCTGTTCTATCATTTTAGAAGTCTGAGTAGACTGCTGACTAATCCTATTATCTTTTGCTTTTTCTCTTTCATTTTCTCTTTGCTGTAACCCTTGCTGTTCCATTCCTTTTAACTGCATTTGAAACTGAAACTCAGTTTGCATTAATTGTTCTTTTAATGCTGCTTCATTTTTAAGCTTCTCTATTTCAAAACTTATTTCAGCTTGTTTCACTTGCATTTTAGATTGAGTTTCCATTTGAACCTTTTGAGCTTCGAGCTGAGCTTTTGCTTGTTCTCCTTGCATTTGCATTTGTGCAGCCATTTGCTGCTCTTGCATTTTTTGTTGTTGCTCTTGTTCTTGTTTTTGTTTACGCTTTAACTTAAGCAATTGATTAGCCATTTTAAGATTATTAATCTCTCTTATATCTATAGCATCTTCTAAGCTTATATTTTCTTTAGATAGTGCCATTTGTATATTAGCTTCTAACATAGCTTTTTCTTCTTCATCAGGAGCCATTTCTATAAATATTCCAAAATCATAAATGTATAAATCTTTAATTTCTTCTAAAATACCTGAATTATATTTTCCTATTTGCATAGCAAACTCATCTTTGAAATCTGCAAATTCTAATATATCAGCAGTTCTAATAGATAAACACTCTGCTAAAGTTCTGGTTATAAATAAACT